CTATGACACCACAAACATAGATTCCATAAAAATACCATTTAGCTTTAACTCTGACGTTCCATACACTCTTAAAAACAAAACCGCATTAGGCTATAACGATGCCAACGGATATGGTGGTATTCCATTAACGGAGTACGACTATGAAGTATATAAAGGTGATGACATTATATCTTCCGGAAGGTCGAGAATTCAGTCTGTAGTCATAAACTCCGTTGAACCCATATTCACTCTTGAGTTAAAAGATAAGGTGTCTGAGTTTTCTAAGGCACTTAGAGACCTAAAGATTGAAGATATATACAACGATGCTTTCTCTACTCAAGTAAGGACATTATCGACATACCTATCTACCAATCAAGGATACGACCAAAGGGACATTGAAATACCATTTATTGATTTCGATAACATTCAAAAAACAACAGGATATGAATCACGTCAATTTACTTCGTGGGGTACTAGCGGAAAGAAGTTTGGCCTTATGCCAGCGCTTAGAGTTATTGACTTTATTGATAGGGTATTTAGTGCAGCTGGTATAGCATATACTTCAAAGTTTGTTTCAGGAACAGGCTCTTGGGACCCTAGGAATCTTTACATACTGTACCCAACCTATCTATCGGCAACCCCAGTAAGTAAACGAGAGAGTTTTCTCTTTCCATTTCCGTATAATGTTCAGGCAAATACAGACCAAGAGCTGTCGGTAGGCGAAATAACTTTAGCTGGAGTTGACTATATTGTTCAGCCAATAACGAATTATAAGTTAATCGCAAAAGAGTCTTACGAACCATTCGGCCCAACTAACTATTCACCAACTGAAATTCTCGTCTCAAGGGAGTATGGCGACCAGCTCCGTAAGTCGGGTGGAGTTACGGATTGGGGTGATGAAAATGTTGGATATGTCTCTTATGGCTCGACATTCAATGCCAAATTTTCCTTTAATAGCGGCACTATAACCATACCATCATTAAAAACCTGTTTACTTACAATTGATGAGGAAATAGCAGACCAAGGTATTTATCCTCACATTGTAAGCGTACAGGGAACATCAAATGCGGTCTTCGTTCCTTATGTTTTAATTTACGAGTCTTACACAACATCCAGCACTCCAAAATACAAAATACCAATAGTTGATAATTCGAATAACCCAATACAATTAACGGTCGCATCTGTTCAATCAAATACGGGTATTGACAGTAATGCTTTTAACCCACAGCCAAGCTCTACTATAGTCTTTAATTCATTTACCGGGAGCGTAGATAGCACAGAATTATATCAAATAAATGGCGGGAGTACGTATTCATACGCCATTGGCGTTTATATGGATTCAGGAACAATAGACGCTAGAACAAGCTGTATTGCTTTAAATCAAGATACAAACGGAATTCAATTAATTAATATAAATAATGATGCCGTACTAATTGCTGATGACTTTAGAAAAGTTAGAACGTTTGGTTATGATTGGAGTGCTCTGGGCATAAAGGTTGACAATCACGGCTCTGTGCCAGCGACAGTTCCAAATGATAATTTTCAATTTAAAGAGTCTTTGTCTAACAATAAGTCTTATGGTGTTTATGACATTATGATAGACATTATGAAACGCTTTGGACTTAGCGTAATCTACGACTACACAACTGGCGATATAATTCTTGACAACCTGAAAGACATAAGGCTTACAATCGCTGCAATGGATGGATATCTTGACACGCTAAAGCCATTTGAGGTTGAGTCTGGCGTTGTGCCACCAAAGACCCTAAAGCTTTTAAACAAATTGGAGAACGGAATATATGACAAGACAGATGCCGAACTAGCTATTGGTAGCTTTGATGGTGTGTGGAAGGCAAATGGTTCTGGAGAAAAGTCTTTAGAGTTTAAGACATCTTTAATCAACCCAACAAACAAATCTGTTTGTGGAGAGCAATTCTTTGGCGACCCAATACTTTTAAGCAATGGACTTGTTGCCATTCAAGAGATTGGTGATATAAAATACGAAATCCCTGACTACGATAGGGTTGGGCTTAGGATATTTTACTTAAGGGAGCCTAACTTTGGTACTACATTAAGATATCCTGTGTTCCGCGAGTACAATGATTACGGGCAAAGGATTCGGCAGATTCTATACAAGAGTGCTGGAACTTACCTACTTCAAGGATATCCTGTTAACTCACTATCCGGCAATCAGATTGACTTGCGGTTTGTTTTGGCAGATGGTAGTACATCTGATTCCTATGACTACTTGGTTAGCACTGAGCGCTTTGCGGCAAACGAAAAAAGCAAGATGTCCTTTTACGCTGCGATACCCGATACTATGTTTCAGAACGGAGACCTTTACAAAAAGAAGTTTAGGTTTAATAAGACTGGAGAAAACTTTATCGTAAACTCGTTAACTGACGCTAAAATCTATAATGGGTATATGTATGGCAAATTTGAGGTGATTTTTGTAGATTAACCAGATGGCAAAGACTTATAACGATTATCCGGTAGCGGCTTCAAACAACGCCAAAAGAGCATTAGCTTGGCGTGAGAAGTACGGCAATGAGGTGAAGGGTGGAACTTCTATTGGTTGGACACGCGCCAATCAACTGGCAAGCCGTGAGTCTCTTTCTTACTCCACGATTGCTCGTATGGCTGCATTTAATCGCCATCGCAAAAACAGCGCAGTAGACCCTAAGTTCGCATCAACACCCTGGAAAGACAGGGGCTATGTTGCTTGGCTTATATGGGGTGGCACTAGTGGTGTAAACTGGGCCATCAGAAAGGCAGAGTCCATTCGTAACGGTCGTTTCTATAGTCAGGAAGATAAGGAAATGGTAGAGGGCATTGCAAGCATTGTACGCTCAATTGAAGACCTAAAGAACCGTATGAAGACGGCAAAGAAGGAGTATCAGAACTTGGTCAACGAGGGTGTGGAAATTACCCTTGATGAGTTTCTGAAAATGGTTGGCCTTAAATAAAATTGTATATTAACGAAGTATGAAAAAGATTAACGAAAAGTTACCCATTTACGACATTGTTATGAAAGACAATGAGGAGAGTGGTATGTACCGTATTTCGTTGGTTACAAACCCAGCAATCCAAGAAAACTTTATCTACTTCTCTGAGGAGAAAAAAGATATGTTCTTTGTTGATGAAGAAAAGGGTATTGTCGTTGGGCCTGTTATTGTGCCAAACAAACCAATCTTTCGTAGTGCAGAGACCGGAGGCTATTATGTCCAGTTCTCTGTCGATACAATTGAAAAGATGATGCGTAGTTACGCAGAGAAAGGTCTTCACAACTCTTTTAACATCCAGCACCAGTATGAGACCGATGAGGTTTATATGTTGGAGATATGGATGAAGGAGTCTGAAGAAGACAAGAGTAAAATGTACGGTTTCGATTTACCAGTCGGAACTGTATTTGCTAAAGCATACGTCAAGTCACAAGCAATTCGTGATGAGATTAAAGCTAGCGGCCTTAATGGTTTTTCTATTGAGGTTAAAAATTTTGATATGGTAGAACAAAAATTCGAAAGTAATATGGATTTCAAATTCGCTGTTGAGCTTGGTGAGCGTCTCTCAAACCTAGAGGCTAGCATTAACAAGCAAAACGAAACAATCGCAACCTTAATGGAACTTTGGGCTGAGTCGCAAGAGCAGTTCAACGAAGTAGTTGAGGCCAATGAAGAGCCCGCTGTAGAGCCTGCCGTAGAGGTGGCTGAAGAGCAAAACGTAGAACTCTCTGAAGAGCCAGTGGCGGCTGTTGAGGAAGTAGTTGTAGAACCTGTTGTAGAAGTACAACTAGAAGAGGTAGAGGATGCCTCTGTCGAAGAAGCCGAATTGACTTTGTCTGCTGAACAAGCTGGCGAAGAAGAGGAAGCACCAGTCGTTGATAAGACGATTAAATTCGAACGAATCACCTCTGATAAAATCAAGATGATTGACAAGTTCTTTGGCAAGCGTCTTTATTAATTTGTATATTACTTAAATTCAAAAATAAAATGGCAATATCAGTTGCAACTTTAGATTGGGGCAACCGCACCCCCGACCTCTTTATCGATTCAATGGTAAAGAGTGCCAAAGTGTTGGACCGATTCCGTCTTGTTGACGGTGTCAAATCAAAAGTACAAGTCCCCATCTTCGATGCGAGCTTGACCTTTGGTAATGACTTGTGTGATTTCACTGCCGCTAGTTCTGCATCTATCGATGAGAAAGAGATGACTGTTGAGACCTACAAGTGGGCTTTCTTGAACTGCAAAGACGTTCTTGAATCTACCTACCGCTCTGTGCTTCTTAAGCAAGGCCAACACAACGAAGAGACTATGGACTCTCAGTTCAAAGACTGGGTTTTCGATTACTTCGCTAAGTTGTCTGCTCAGAAGGCTCTTGAGCTTGCTGCCACTACTCTAGCTACCGAGCTTTCTGCCGATGCTACTGTTCTTGACTACGACACAAACGCTGCTTTCACTGCTGCTAACATCCTCGACAAAA